ACATCTCATTATAGTTTTCCAAAAACAACTCTGTGATAGTTGCACCCTGCCATACTGCTCCATCTGGAGTCTGTTCTGGTAGTTGTTTAATGATACTACCAACAGCATCAGCGATACTTTGTTGTTTATATACTGCCTGTTCTACTTCCTCCATCATCATACTGTACAATTTTTCATCATTGTTTAACCACAATGCAGTATTCCAATGATCCCAAGATTCGTATCCGTTGTAAGTAGTCATTTCTTAATACCTCTTTAAGTTTGTATGTAGGCAGTTTATGCACTTGCCTAGGTGCTGTATATTATACTTTAGTCTTACAGGAAGTTATCCTGTTCTTTCATTTGCTTGTTGACTATTTCAACAATTTCCATTCTTTCTTTAGTTGGACATCCTTTATCCTTTAGGATGTCTTTCACCATACTCAAAAATCCGTATGCGTCAACCTTTACATTACCTTCAGTGTGCAGGTTGAAGTTCTCAACTATCTTTGTTGCTCTTTGCTCTGGTGTTTTCATGTTCGTATTTCCTTGTGCTTGTTTCGATGTAGTCATTGAACCATTGTCGATCGATCGAGTCAAATCTTTTTTTAGATTACTTTGTTATATGGTTATTCGATTTGGTTCTATCGGTTTATATATTATATGAGTCTGTCTTGACTAACACGGGCTTCTCCAGGTGTCAACAGCTTTGTAGTCTAAGATGATTGTTGTAGTGCAACATAGCCTGTGGGGTGCTTCATAGACTCTCACACTTTGTCAATCCGACCATAGTCTATATTATACTTTAGTCTAATAAGCCTTGACAGGCATCTCAGACTGTGATAGACTATAGAGGCGGCATAGAAACAAGGCCGGGGAGGGCTATATTGCTGTGCAGTTTATTACAGTTGCCGCATAGACTTGCTAGAGCAAGAAAATAACAAAAAAGAATAATAATAGTAATGCAAATCATTCGCATTAACATCTTGATTACTATATAGAATCTGTGCTGAATAAAATATATACGCAGTTGTTAGTAAAAAGAGCTTGACATCTGAATTATTTTGTGGTATCATAGTGTTACATTTGGAGAATCTTTATGACCCAAGATAAAACTATAGACACAAGTATCAGTATTCCTGACACAGAACAACAAGAACCTTTAAAACCTGTAAAAAGAAAGCGTGGTAGACCACCAAAAGCTGAAGTTGAAGCTAGAAAAAGAGGTAATAGAGGTGTTAGAGGCAGGCCACCCGGTGATGCCGCTAGAATAAACGAGTTTAAAGCTAGGCTGTTAGCCACTGCAGGCAACAGAGTAGTAGATAAAATTATACACATTGCGTTAGATGATGAACATCCCGGCCAAATGGCGGCATTAAAGATGTGTATGGACAGAGTTTTACCAATGTCTTACTTTGATAAAGATAAAGCAAACACTGGTAGGTCTCAGGTAAGTATTACCATCACAGGGGTTGGAGGTGATACTAAAATTATAGGCGAAAGTGATCCCATTGAAGGAGAAATCATAGAGCATGAAAACTGAATTACTAGAACAAGTCAAAGAAGATCTAGTTAAACATGAAGGATATGTAACTGAGATCTATTTAGACACTGAACATCTACCAACATTTGGTATCGGACACTTAGTTACTGAACAGGACATGGAACATGGTTGGCCTGTTGGCACACCAGTCACTGATGAAAGAATACTTCAAGTGTTTCATGACGATGTGGAAGTGGCCTATAGCGATGCCTGTGCAATATTCCTTAACCTAGACTCACAACCTACCAATGTTCAACGTGTTTGCGTCAACATGGCTTTTAATCTAGGTAGAAATCGACTGAGTAAATTTAAAAACATGGTTACTGCAGTCAATGAAGGGAATTACTCTAAAGCCGCTGATGAAATGATAGACTCTAAGTGGTATGGTCAGGTAGGAAACCGTAGTAAAGAACTTGTTGAGCTAATGCGTGGCTGAGTTAAACGTTAAACTTTTGCCTTGGCAACAAGAAGTATTTGAAGACGATACCAGATTTAAAATTGTAGCGGCAGGGCGGCGTACTGGAAAGTCACGTCTTGCGGCATGGTTGTTAATTCTTAATGCACTACAAACTGAAAAGGGACATGTGTTCTATGTAGCACCTACTCAGGGACAGGCTAGAGATATTATGTGGAGTACGCTACTAGAGTTAGCGCATCCTGTAGTTAAAGGATCGCATATTAACAACCTACAGATTACTTTAATCAATGGAGCAACCATATCCTTAAAAGGTGCTGATAGACCAGAGACCATGCGTGGTGTTAGTCTGAAGTTTCTTGTTTTGGATGAATATGCAGATATGAAGCCTAGTGTTTGGGAAACTATTTTAAGACCTGCACTAGCTGACCAGAAAGGCCAAGCTCTCTTTATTGGGACACCAATGGGGCGTAACCATTTTTACGACCTATACCAGTATGGAAGTCTTGGCGATGACCCGACATACAAGGCGTGGCACTTCACGTCTTATGATAACCCGATCCTTGATCCGGAAGAGATTGATGTGGCTAAAAAGTCCATGTCAAGCTATGCCTTCCGTCAGGAATTCATGGCGAGCTTTGAAGCTATTGGCTCTGAAATCTTCAAGGAAGAGTGGGTTACCTTTGATGAGCAAGAGCCGGAGATTGGAGATTACTACATCGCTGTCGACTTGGCAGGATTTTCTGATGTGGGTTCCATTAGTAAAGGGCAAAGTAGTCGACTTGATAGCACTGCTATTAGTGTTGTAAAAGTTAATGAAGAAGGATGGTGGGTTGCAGAAATTGTCTATGGCCGTTGGGATTTAAATAATACGGCTGAAGAAATCTTTGATCTAGTAGAATTCTACAAACCTGTAGCAGTTGGTATTGAACGTGGTATTGCTAAACAGGCTGTGATGTCACCATTGATTGATTTACAAAAAAGAAAACAACGATTCTTCAGGGTAGAAGAACTAACACACGGTAACAAGAAAAAAACTGACCGTATTGTTTGGGCGTTACAAGGACGCTTTGAGAATGGATATATTACTCTTAACAAAGGTGATTGGAACTCTGAGTTCTGTGATCAACTATTCCAGTTTCCTAATCCCCTTGTGCATGATGACTTGATTGATTCACTTGCATATATTGACCAGTTAGCCAAAGTACCTTACCACTATGAGGACTTTGACTTTGATGACTTTGAAATGCTTGACCCGATAGCAGGATACTAAAGATGGATAAACAGTACATTCAACCAACACTTGAAGAATGGGTAATGGACAAATGTGATCAATGGCGTGATCATTATGATTCTAATTACCGGGAAGACCATGAAGAATACTATCGGTTATGGCGTGGTATTTGGTCAGCAGAAGATTCAATGCGTCAGAGTGAACGCTCTAAGCTGATTAGCCCTGCACTGCAACAAGCCGTTGAGTCAAGTGTTGCTGAAGTTGAAGAGGCTACGTTTGGACGTGGGAAGTTCTTTGACATTTCTGATGACATTGCTGATCAGAACAAACAAGATGTACAGTTAATCCGTAATCAATTAAATGAAGACATGCAGTTTACGCAGACACGTCGACAGGTAGCTGAGTGTATCCTCAATGCCGCAGTGTTTGGCACTGGTATGGGTGAACTGGTAATTGAAGAGACTAAAGAGATGCGTCCTGCAACTCAACCTATTATGGATGGTGCTCTTCAGGCAGTAGGTGTAGAAAAGAAAGATCGTTTTGTTGTTAAGCTACGCCCTGTACTACCACAGAACTTTTTAATTGATCCGATTGCAACATCAGTTAATGAAGCACTGGGTGTAGCGATTGATGAGTTTGTACCACTGCATCAGGTTGAGATGGATATTGAGCGTGGATACTATCAAGACGCTGATATCTACATTGCACCACAAGACTTGGATTTAGAACCAGACCAAGAGCTACAGGTATATGCTGAAGACAAAGTGCGTTTAACTAAGTACTACGGTTTAGTACCACGTGATTTGTTTGAAGAAGCAGAGACTAACCTGTATGATGAAGTTGTTAATCTGACAGGTAAAGAAGAAGAGTCAGACTACGTTGAGGCTTGCGTAGTCATCGCTAATGGCGGTCAATTGCTTAAGTGTGACCGTAACCCTTACATGATGCAGGATCGTCCTGTGGTGGCTTTCCCGTGGGATATTGTACCAAGTAGATTCTGGGGACGTGGTGTTTGCGAAAAAGGATACAACAGCCAGAAAGCTCTTGACACAGAACTCCGTGCTCGCATTGATGCGCTTGCATTGACTATCCATCCAATGATGGCGATAGATGCGTCACGGTTACCACGTGGGATGAAACCTGAAGTACG